TGGGCTTCGACCGCCGGATTTGTGGCGCCCAAGATCTGCGTACGCACCGGACCGCCCGGAGGGAGCAGTTCTTTGTACGATTGCGCCTGAAATTGGACCACGGACTCGTTCAAAATGGGGTGAACAACGCCTGATGCGCCATCAAACGGCTCTGTGCGCTCCTCATATTGGAGGCCGAGCAGCGTCATTCCCTTCTCGTAGGTGTCTTTCCACTCTTGCCGGCTCGAATCATCGTCTTCGATGAGCCCAGCAAGGTCGGTGCTGATCGACATCAGCTCCTTTTCGTCCACATACTCGGCAAGGTTGCCGTTGAACGGGGCGCTGGCGGGGTTTTTCTTCTCTTCATCGGAGCCGAAAGTGATGGTTACCCCACCGTCCTCGTCTTCTTCGATGTCAAAATCGTCGCCTTCCCCGTAATCCTCCCCCTCATCTTCCATATCGGGAGCCATCAGGCCCGCCCCGCCCGGAAGTTCAGATGGAATTTCCGGATAGACAGCCTTATCGATGTTGTTAAAGGGGTCCGTTGCCATTAGTAATACACCCTGCGACCGATATGTTCGGTCTTTTCTATCACATAATCTTCAGGATGGGTAATGAACCCGCCCTGTCGGAAGCGCATTAGAGCCTGCGAGCACGCGTCGGCATGGTCATCATGTGCGCCGAATGGAAATGCTGCGATCTCCTCAATGACTTCTTCAGCCCATGAGGTATCGGGGTACCACACTAAGCCCGCTTCAAACAGCGGAGCCACGGAATTAAGGCGGCTGAACTTATCATTCCCACGGGAAGGTGTGTAGTTCACAACCGGAATCCCCATGTTGCGCAGTTCCTGCGTCAGAGGCAAGCCCGCCGCCTTACTTTCGATCAAGACCGTTTCCGGGTCCCAATATTGGTACTCTGAAAAAGCTATCCTCTTCAGATCCGGGAACTCCCACCGACCCTTCTTGGCGTCTAACAAGATGATATTCGCCGGCCCATCTTCCTGTGGGTAGAACACCCCCCACGTTTGGATAGCACTAAAGTCCGCGGTCCGTGTTTTGAGGAACGCTGTATCGTAAGACTGCATGACATAGTGCAGCCGCGGGATGTCCTCCTTCTCCCACTTCTGCCACCACTCACGCTTGATAATCGACGCCGCATCGGACGTCGGCTGCTGCATGTACTGCGCCTGCCACTTGGACAGCGAGATCGAAGCCTTGATCTTCTCAAGTTCGTCCAGCTTCCAGTACTCAGGCCAGAGCGGCTCGCCACTTTCCAAGATGGCCGGAAACTCGACCACCTCCCACTGATCCGCCTTCGGATCCATGGCCTGCTGCTTCAACAGCCGCGCCGTCAAATCCAACTCACCCCATCGCGTCATCACGACGATGATGGCGCCGCCCGGTTGCAGACGCTGGCGAGGACCAGCCTGATACCAGTCCCACGCATTCTCAAGGGCCGTGGGCGACTGAGCATCCTGCTCGGAGTGCGGATCATCGACAATGAACAAGTCAGCGCCGCGGCCGGCGATGTTACCACCGACACCGGCTGCGTAGTATTCCCCGCCCTCATCCGTCTCCCAACGGTACGCGGCCTTCGAATCGGACCGGAGTTTGGCGTCCGGGAAGACCTGCTTGTACTCATCCGTCTCCATCAGGTTCTTCACCTTGCGGCCAAACCGGATCGACAGGTCTGCGGTATGCGTGGCTTGCATGATCTTGCGGTCTGGACGTCGGCCAATGAACCACGCCGGAAACAGGTACGACGCAAACTCCGACTTCGTATGCCTTGGCGGCATATTGATGATCAGCCTTTTAAGCTCTCCACGAGCAACCGCTTCAAGTTTTTCCGCCACAATGTGATGATGGCGGCCGGCGATGAAGTTCGGCCAGATGAAGCGAACAAAATCCAAGAAGCTATCGTGGGCCTTGGACACTGTTTCAATGCGCTTGGCCCGTTCGAGGAGCTTGGCGTATTTCCGTAAGGCATCTTCAGGAAGCGTTGTTGGCAAAGCCATGCATTACCCTCTACGGCCCATGGGCCTGAGCAGGCTAAAATCCGCCTTCTTGGGAAGAGTGGACTCATAATAGTCCGTGATTGCAGAAATCATGCGTTGCCGCTGGCGATTGTCTGGTCCACGGTCCATGGACGCCTGTTCACGGCGCAATTCCAACAGCTCACGGTCAATGGCTTTGATGCCTGACATATCAATCTCCTCGGGATTCAGCCCAAGGGCGTTGGCAAATCTGCCAACATATTCCGGGACATTTGTCCCCGTTATATCGGCCGATTGTCCAGCTTGAGCCATTGGTCGGCCAGAGAACCACATGCTCGCGGCATCGAACGGGTTGCCTGTCTTCTCAACGTACTGACCAAACTTGTGCCGCGCGACAGCGTCCTGCGCTTCCTTGTTCGCCAAGAACTGATCAGGCGTCATGCTCCGACCAAGGGCCTCTTGCGTCCAAGAGGGGATGTTGAAGTCCATGACTTGATAGCGACCGTAAGCGCGATTGCCGCTCTCGGTCCGTGGTCCAAGGGCACCGTAATTATTGCTGCTCTCAATGGTACCAAGAGCGTTGAGGTAACGATCAAGATCAGCCAAAGGTTGTATCTCCAAAAGTACAAACAGATCTGCTATACCGCTGCGGCATTATAGCAGGAGTTCTGGACTTGGCGGACGGGCCTCAACCAGACAAATACGACATTGCCAGATTCTTTTCCAAGGTCAACGTGCGGCCGTCAATGGAAGATTGCTGGGAGTGGATCGGAGCCACTGGCCGAGGGGTCATGGGATACGGATCATTCTCCGTGGCCCAACATAACCTCTCCGCGCACCGCTTCAGCTACGAGTACTTTCATGGCCGGATCCCCGAGGGGCTCGTAATTCGACATCGCTGCGATAACCCTGCCTGCGTGAACCCGTGGCATCTGGAGACGGGCACCCATCAAGATAACGTCTTGGATCGGATCATCCGGGGCAGAAGTAGTAAAGGGTCGGCAAACGGTCGCGCAAAGCTGACGGAAGAACAGGTACTCGACATATTCTATGACGACCGGCTTCCGCGAAAGATCGCCGAACATTACGGAGTCGATCATACCACCGTCCGCAATATCAAGAGTGGGAAAAATTGGACCCACCTCACCGGAGCAAGGCGGGTCCAGAAAAAGTAGCCGGCTGTAGGGGGACCGACTACCTATCCACGCCGGGGGGAGGAACAGCGTGGGAGTGAATAAGGGTGTGAGAGACTCCACGTCTCAACTAAACCAACGGTCCACCCAGTCGCCATAACAGGATGATCCGTCTGTTACGGGTTGGGGAGAGAATACCGTGGACCTTGGTCCGAGGTCAATCCTTGGCGGACAACGCAACAAGGATCTTAATGAACGCGGCCGTTAGGCACGCGATAGCTCCGATACAAAAGGCGAAAACGCTGATGGCCAGAGCAAGTTCCATGTTACTTGATGGGTCCGCCCTTTAACCACGCGTCACACGTACGGTCGCCGGCACACTTGAAATGGAAGAGCTGGCAGTAACCAAGATTTGCCGCAGCAGTCACGGCCTGTGCCGCAGTGCCTTCAGCTTTCTTAACAGGAGCGGGTTCGTCCTCGTCCTGCATGCCCTTGGCAATACAAGCCAGCATGTTCTTCGTTTGGATGAACGCCGCGCAGTTGCCGCACCGGGCCGTCTTCGCCTCTGCAACAGAGATGCCCCAAAGTTTCGCGAGACGATTCCAAAACTTTTCGTTTGTTTCGTTTGGGTTCAGAGGACCGTAGCCGTAGTCCTCAATCGCATGGTTCCGGTTAGCAAGATTGATATGGATGTCCTGCGTAGCCGGGGGACAAGACTTCGTGTCTTTGAAAGCCTGCTTGATAGCAGTGCCGAGGACTGGGCTTTTGGCCATGGGCGGTGGTCCATTGGTAACGGAGTTGGGGGAATGTACCACGGAAGTTTTGATCGTTGAACACGGTCCACGGTACCTTGAGGCCATTTATATAACGAGGGGGGTGCCCGGTACCTTGACCATTGACATTGTAAACCATAATTCTGCGAATTGCTCACTTTCCGGGAAAAATCGGATTTTTAGGGCAGAGGCCGACGACCGCGCCCCAAATAGGGGGGATCGCGTTTCTCTCGCAAATCGAAAAGGGATCTGAAACAAGGTCAAGGGACCCATGGCCCTGCGCCGCGCCCATATTATAAAGAGTCGGCTGACAGCCATGCACCTGGCGCAACCCTGCTATGCATTAAAAGCGTTTACAATTCACGAGGCCTGTTCTACCTTAAAACCGTTGCCGCAATGGCGCGGCACAATGCCAATGAAAGGGCAGACAAATGACGACCGAAAAAACATCCGCCGACCTTGTGGACGACCTTGGATTTTTGAAAGCACAGATTGCAGAACTCACAAATCAAGAGACCGAATTAAAAGCCAAGCTTTCGGCTCTCGGTTTAGAAAAAATCGACGGGCACCTTTACTCGTGCACCATATCACAAACAAAAACAACGCGGCTCGAATCGGACAAGGTCCGGGCTTTCCTGACCCCGTCACAGATTGCCGCCTGTAGCAAGACGACCGAGGGAATCCGGGTTGCTGTTACATCCCGCACCCGTTCAGCAAAAGCAAAGTGAAGGAGAACAGGACCATGATCACAGAACAGCGCCCCTTGTGGATTATTGCACGGGAAATTCGCACGGATTGGAAAAAACCATATTTTGGGGCCGTGCCATACCTTGAGGCAATGGCCGCCCTGAGCTCTATCCATGGCGCGTATTACCAGGACAGCGCCAAGTCTATCGTGGCCTATTTTATCGCAAACGCCGGGACATGGCGCGGCGATACGGCGCGACGCGTCAAAGCGGAATTGAAGGCCCTGTTAAAGGCATAACGAGTTGACAATTGAGCAGGGCCCGCGCCATAGTGTGCGGGCCTTTTCCTGTAGAGAGAGGAAACCGAAAATGATCACTACCGCAAGCGAGATGCTAAAGGCCCTGAAGGGCTCCTCCCCTAAATTTACCGGCATCATTCTTTATGAAGGCCCGTCCGTCATTGACGGCGGGCCCGTTGTCGTTATCGCAAACAGGATTGCCCACGCGTCCGGCAATGAAAAGACCGGCGCAATGGTCCAGACTTTTATTATCCGTCGGGACATGCGACCGTTGCAGGCTCTCGCGACTGGCGCGGATCAGTCTATCTGCGGGGGATGCATCCATCGGCCCGCTAATGGCGGAACGTGCTATGTGAACGTTGGACGGTCCGTCGAATCGGTGTTCGGGGCGTATACGCGCGGGCGATATGCCCGGCCCGGTATTGATTACGATGCATCCATTCTGCCCGACCTATTTGAGGGCTCGCTCTTTCGGCTGGGCACTTATGGGGATCCCGCCGCCGCGCCGTTTGGCATATGGGCCAATGCCACAGCAAAGGTGAAGGCCCGGACCGGATATACTCACCAGTGGAAACACCCGGTCTTTGAAGCTTTCAAGTCCATCTGTATGGCATCCGTCGATTCTCCTCGCGACCTAGTGCTAGCCCGCGCCATGGGTTGGCGAAGCTTTCGAGTCCGCGCCAAGGGTGGCGATACCATGGAAGGAGAGGTTATCTGTCCAGCGTCGAAAGAGGCCGGACAGAAAACTACTTGCGAGGCATGCAAGGCATGCGGCGGACTCTCGGCGAAGGCCCGCGCGGATATCGTGATCATGGCTCATGGTCCCACAGGAGGGCGGTTCAAATGAGTAATGAAACAAACCGAGTAAACGTCAGCCTATCTAAGGTCCTGAGCTCCCGCCCCTTCGGGCGGGGCTTTGCCGCCTTCCGCAATGGCGAACCTTTCCGAGACGACCTATTCTGTCGGATCAACGACCAATGGGCATATGAACGGGGACGGATGTTCGCCGCGTTCTATTCTGGCGCCCTGAGATCCAATCGACGCCTCGCGCATGGCGCAATGGTCGCAGCACGCGAGGCCTTGCACAATGGCGCCCTGATTTGATAGGGTCGAACCCGTCGAAACACCAGGACGCACATTCGCCAGGCTAGCGCCAGGGCTTCCGTCCCGACCCATTCGACTCTGTTCAACTCAACCCCGCTCCGGCGGGGTTTTCTTTTGCCGGCGGATCTATCGACCGAGCGGATCTGTCGAATCCATCGACGCCGGCGGTTCTGTCGAACCTGTCGGATCTATCGGGCGACCGTCCAGAATCCGTCGAGCCGCCAGATCAAGGAACGTGGTCCACGGTTCTTTATACTTTAGTACTAGGTCGGGGACCGTCGAACCTGTCGAATCAATCGAGAGAGTGGGGATCTTGGACCCTGAATAAATATAAAGGAGCTCCGCCCGAGGGTGGCTGACCAAGTTCCAGATGTTTGCAAATTTGCAAGAACGTCTTGTTATATATGCAATTTGAGACGGTCTCCACAGGTCTTTCGTTTTGTAGGCCTTTGTCTTACAGACCTTCAACTCACACCAAATCTCAAAGCCTATTTCCCGGCCATTAGCGGGCCACAGGAAGGCTCCGTTTACATCCGGCACCCCGGCTCCCGCCCAGTTTTCTACCCGCTGCCAGTCCACCTCTGGCAGTTTGCGGCGCATGGTTTTGTAGACGTCCGACTCGGTATTCATTCGTCGAGCTCGGCTAGAATGCCTTCCTGCGCTGGATCAAGCGCGAAGTCGCTCTCGTCCCGTAGGCTTCTGACCATGTCGATGGTCGGGGCTGTCGAGTTTGCAAGAACGGGAAATTCTTTTTGCAATTTTGCAATCTCGGCAAGGACCTCCTCGCGGGACATCTGATCGATCTTCCCAACGAGTATCTCCTGACGACTAACGTAGAGGCCTGCGGCGGCTCCGCGTGCCTTCTCGGCAGAGACAGCAGCCGGAAAATTTTTGTTTTCAAAAGCTGCATCCCTGATCCGGGCAAGCTGTCGGACATGGTTATCAAAAGTAACCTCATACTTTTTCGACAGCTCCTCTTTGATCTCCGCGATGCGGGTTACGATATGCGGATAGTCCCGGCCGTTCAAAAACCGCGACCCTGCCCATGCCGCTGCGCTTTCGGAGAACCCTGCAAGCCTCGCTGCCTCGGTTCTGGTTACGTCTTCGGTGGCATAGATCCGGCAGAATTTCTCCTGCTTTTCAGTCAGACCCTTGGTCTTAGGGTTAACAAGGATATCAAGCTTAGGCTTGTGCGTGGTTTTGGCTTTCGCCACGGGGCAACCTCCATCGGTTGAAGAGTGTAAACATCATAGCAGAAGGCGGTTTTCCTATAAAGGAGATCAGGTTATTGATCTTGAATTGTCAACCAATAGGGTGATTCCTTAACGATTTCAAACACTTTATTGGTCTATTGAAATTATTGGTCTTCAAAGCAATAGGGCATCAATAGATACCACTCCGCCGATTAAGGCCGATTTTATACGTAGTTTTACTTAACGATTAGAGGGGGGTCGGGACGGAAACGTATTTTTCTCTAGAAGACCAATAATTTCAATAGACC